GCCCATCCGCTCAATAAATTCTTGAGTACGTTGGAGCTGAGGTTGCTGGTGAGGAGTCGTAACAGCTCGAAGATCAGCATTGCCTTGAGTCGGATTCACTGCAGCAGCCGCAGTTGCTTGAGCGTTGCCCACGGCGTTTGCATTAGTTTGCGAACCCATAGGGGTAGTCACAGTGGAGGTAGTGACAGACTCAGCAGTTTGTTGGTTTGCAGCAGGGTTAGCCAAGCTACGGCGCTGCATCTCATAAGCTAAAGCGGGATATGAAGCGGCCCATTTTTCTAATTGAGCTGCTTGTGCGGGGTTAGAGGCAGTGCTCTCAACATATTTCATGAGAGCCTGGCGCACAGGAGCCTGCGAGGCATAAGACTCGCGAGCTGCGTAATAGTCTTCAATGCTCCGATAAGTTTCGGGGCTACGAGGTTCCATAGCACGATCAACCACAGCGGCTGAAGGCGCGTACTGACTGAGTTGAGCTCGACGAGCACTCTCGCGATCACGGCCAGGCGTCATCACAGGAGCAGGTGCAGTCGGATCACTGCGACGGTCTTGCGCACCGTAAGCAGGCACACCGGGCTGAGAGCCGAGAGGAGAACCATCAGGCTCACGGAACATCACCTCAGGAGGGTTAAGACCACCAGGAGACACGGGAGGAACACCAGGAGGGCTCTCAACCGTGGAAGGATACTCTCCAATAGGAGCGGAACCGTCATCAGGGCGCCCGAAGAGAGCACTCAGACCGGCACCAGCCAAACCAGCTCCGCCAATACCAGCGGAATACATCCCGATCATGCGAGCAAGATCACCAGTCTGCACGCCACCGGCGGCGTTACGGAGACCATAAGCGAGATCAACAACCGAATCAAAAGGCGCGGGACCAGCACCAGGGCCGAAAGCAGCGCGAGGAGCAACGCGAGAGAGGCTCATCCCCTCAATTTCACGAACTAAGCCGGGATTTAATTCGATAGCTCCTGTAAAAGGCTCAGGCTCCCGGACCATTGAACGACCGAGTGCTTCACCGGGAATCGGACCACGCGGGGTAGTCAGACCTTCTTCAATTAATTCAGCAACATTTCGACCGGTAGGCGGTAGACCAGGACCTCGAACTAACCCAGCCTCTAAGCCAGGTTCGTAAGTAACATTACCCAGTTTGCGTCCGTCAGCACCAACAGTTCCAGCAGGGAAACGTAAACGCGCAGTGCTACCGAGCTCACCCTCACCAGGCTTCAAGAAAGTACGTTGCAGATAAGTTTCTTGAGTCCGAGGAATTGGACCTGCTGTAACTCCAGGAGTAGGAGCAACTAATTCAGTGGGCCGAGGAGCCGGGGCTGAAGGACGACTGGGAGCTAAAGAAGGAAGCTGACGAGCGCCAGGTGAAGGAACTCGTGCCGCTTCCGCAGCAGCACGACGCTGAATAACAGATTCAACAAGCTGACGCATTTCAGGCCGAAGCTCCGATGCCTCGGGGCGTCCTACAAGACCACGGACACTTTCAGGAGTTGCAGAAGGCGACGGTTTAGGCATCGGCGGGCGCTCACCTAAAACACCCAGACTCCGTTGCCGCGAAACAGCAGAAGGAAACGCAGTAATATCATCAACTAAACCAGCCTCAACAGCCGCACGACGCACTAAATCAGAGCCGCGCTTACCCATCTGCATAACAGCCGGGCCAATCTGCTCAAGCAGAGCACGGACACGAGCAGGATCCGTGATTTGCCTACGAACTTGGTCTACGAAAAATCGAGGCAGACTCATGCCTATTAAGCGGCGACTAATATTGTCAGTCTATCGCCAATTAGCATAAAAATAGAGTCTGTCTGATCTAGAGACATCAGGAGGACCAGGTATAGCCTGAATAAACTCTCCGCCGGATCGCTCAAAACGATAACGAGCGGCTACAGGGTCGCGATAATTAGGCACATAAAGCATTTGAGCCAAACGATCACACTCAAATAAATAGTTTTCACGCCAAATTCGCGCAATCTCGCGCTTGTCTTGGATGTTGATTGAACGTGAAACGTCACCTAAGATTGTTTCTTGACGACTCGTGGCACGCCCAGTCGCAAGTTCAGTCAGACGCTCAGCTTCTTCACAGCGCTCTACTTGTTGAACTATTTTGTCGTAATAAAACTCACTTGGAATACTATTGCACGCTTCCAACAAACGAGCGTAATCGCCCGCAGGAACAGTCGCAATGTTATATCCAAGATGATATGCAACCCTACTAAAGTTAAAATCATCAAGAGCGTAGCCAAAAACCTGTGCAGGATTTCTAGTTAGCTGATTTACTGCTGCATATATAACTTCACGCTTGGTTGCATCAGTTGAAGTGGGCTGAAAAACAACCCCCTGTTGAGCCAAATAAGACTGAATTTGCTCAAGCTCAGCAGTAGTTAATTGCGCCACGACAAGAACACTTATGTTCTTTTATTCTACGTACACACTCCCGGTAGCAAATACTTCGTCCCAATCAACTCGTTTAATCGACTGAAGTTGATCTAACTTAGTAAACCGCTCACCAGGTAAAGATTGCCGCAGTTCAACAATTTCTTTTGCAGTTTTTAGGCCCACACCGGGCAAACACTGAGTCAAACCCTCAGGAGTCAGATTATTTAAGTTAATCCGAGAGTCAGCAGGGGGCAGAGGCTTAATAATCGGTGCTTTTTCTTCTTCAGCCTTAAGAGGACGCCGATTACGACGAGTACCAACGTGATTAGGGCTTGTTTTAGGCTCAGAATCTTCTACAAGCTCACCAATTTGATCTTTGTGAGCGAAAAAGACTTTACCCGTCGTATTAGAACGAACCATAAAGTACTCACCATCGTCGTGAGTCGAAATTATTTCGATTTTTACGCCACTGGGTTTGTAGACACTGGCAGTCATAGGTTGAGTCAGTATGTGTGCAGTAGTTTAGGGCAAAGCCCGTGGGAATAAAAGGCTATCGATCGTAATTTTTGAGATCATCTTGGAATTTCTTTATAAATTCAGCTCGTTTTTCCCAAGTATCACCACCTGTGCAGCCTTTTTTTGGGTTTATGCAGTCAGATGACTCAGTTCGATTACAAACTAACCCTGCTAAATCTAATTCGTTACCTTTTTGACCCGTTTGCCAGTGATGAATACCGTTTAACCAAAGCGCTCCACATTTTTTACACTCTTTACGTTCTAAATGAAGATCTGAAAGCTCACGATCATCCATACTTAATAAAAAATACGGTATGCCAAACACACTTTGGCAGTAAAACTATTACAAAGTGCAAAAGATTAATTAAGAAACAGGATATGCAAATAAAAACCCCTCCCGAAGGAGGGGCTGTAGTCTTCGTCCCACTTTCTGAGTTTATCAGGAAGGAGAAGTAGAGGTGTAGATGCTGGACTCGACAACACCAGCGGGCTGCAGAGCCACATCCGAACGCTCGGGCGGCTGATCTGGAAGGATCCAGCAAACTTCGCAGATTGCCAGAGCCTTGTTTTGACCAGACAGTTTGCCCACACCGGCACGGGGGTCATAAACACCCGAACCTTGAGCAAGACCAGAAGCAGCGACGCCACCCAGATTTGCGGTGGTAAACAGTTTCCACTGAGTCTGTGCAGTCAGAGCAGCCCAGCTGCTCGAATCGAAGAGGTTAGTAGAAGCAGTGCTACCGTTAGCAATCCGAGAGTTAGAGCCAGTAATGGTAGTACCAAACTGACCAGACACAACGGTTGCAGAATCACGCAGACCTTGAGCCACAGCGGGGATCAGGGTCAGACGAGGAGTAGCAGAACCCCCGGCAACGCCAGAGCTCACCACATCACCACCATCAACACGGAGGGAGGTGCGGTAGACATACACGCCCGAAGGAGCCTGGATACCATTGGTGATGTCAGCGCGGATATCCTTATGGAAATCCGGAGACGGAATGATAACGGAGGCGTTCAGGAAGGGTTGCTCAGCACCATTCTGACCAGAGCCATAAGGCAACGTGTAGTAATCAAGCTGGTTAGAAGTACCTAAAGCTTGATAACTAAGGTCAACATAACCAATAGCTTGCTGAGCAATCCAGCCCGGCTGGAAGATCACGCCGACGGGACCACCGACGGGTTGACCAGTCAGGTTCTGAGAAACACCGTTCGCATTGTTGTACTGAACGGTCTTTTCTTCGTTCCAATAACGAAGAACGTTGGTGTAGTTACCAGGATAAATCTTGGTAACAGACAGCTGATTAGGATTAATAGTCATCGTTAGTTACCTCCTCAAGCGTCGAAAGAGTAGGCAACGGTGACGAAGTCAGCGTTCAGAAGTTCGAAACCTGCGTACAGGCTCCAAATCATCATGATGAAACGGCTGAAGTCGTCGTTGTTGTTGAGGAGCACCTGAGCGTTGTTACCGCCGATGCCAACGCCGGTGGACTGAGGACCAAAGAAGATACCGATAGCTGCGTTGTAAGAAGCGGCGGTAGAAGCGATGGTCGCGGTCTGCGTCTGAGTAGGCATGTTGGTGCTTTCGAAGAAGCGCACGCCTTCAAACACAAAGCCCGTGGGCATAATCGGCTCGCCGGCCACGAAGGTGGCTTGGCCGAAGCCTTGACCCATGTACAGGGCAGCGTTGGGCTGCATCCCGGACATGAGGGGGTTGATTTGACCATTGCCAGGATAACGAGCAACTTCGCGGAAGTCGCTGTTCTGACGCAGGTGCATCAGGAAGGTGGGATCGCAAACACAGCGATAGAAACCATCCTGGAAGGTAGGAGTGTTCCGCTTACGCAGGCTCTTCACCACGCGCAGCAGGTCATCCTTGACGTCGAACTTAGCTTGCTCGGCGTTGGTGTAGGTCAGCGAACCGGTGGCCAGGTCACCAGGGAAGTAGTAACCACCTTGGGTGTCGGAAGACTGACCTTTAGAAACAGCTTTCAGGAGTTCGTTGATGAACACCCGATCGCGCCAACGGCGATAGTCATCCAGCAGGGTGAGGCTACCGATCGACTGGTGGAAGGTGGTGAGGTTACCGGTATCCAGCAGCAGACGCTGAGCGGTGATCAGAGTCTCGCGAGCAATTTTGAAGGTGCTCGGCTGAGTCGGATCGGAGGGATCAGCAGGTCCGGTGTACTCCTTAAGAGTCACCAGCACCTTATCTTTCACAATGTTGCGGCTGTTAGCAGTACCGATGGTCTGCTCCGCAGTGCGCTCGCGAGATTCTTTGGAGCCGGGGTTACCGAAGAAGCGGTAACGATCCAGCTGTACTGTCTGACCAGGTTGCTTAGAGAAATCATGAACAACCACGGGCTCCGCAGCCATCTCAACGATGTATGCGGGGTGGGGACGGTACAGTTCGGCACCAAGAATCTTCGGAAAATCATTATCGATAAACATCGATAAGTTCTCGAAGAAACTACAAAATTAATCTTAACGCTTAGAACTTATCTAGTTACTAAAAGCTGTCGCAAATTTAGTGGTTAAATCTTGGTGCCGGGACTATAACGACGAATCATGCCTCTCACACCCTCACCCAGCACACCGTAAATAGAACCATAATTAGGAACATAACGTGTGGACTTTCCTCGATAGCTAGTGCGAGTAACCACAGACATCTGACCGGGAGCGGTGCTCCTTACGGCTTCAGTAAACACTTGACAGTAAACGGGATAGTTATAAACCCAAGCTGCGCGTGAACCAGAAGTATCGTTAGTCGGATTAGTTATGGAAGGATAACGGACACGCTGAAAGGATCCTGGACCACCAGTAATACCATTCCCTGCAAAAGCCCCCGTGGCCTCATCATATTCATAAGGACTATTAATTGAAGGTGTATTGAAGGGATCATAATTCTGATTGTCAGGAACAGCTGCACCAAACCAGGTATACATTCCAAAATTACGTAGACCAGGCTGAGGACTCAGTGCTGTTTGCACCGTTCGACCAGCCACGCTATATAAACCTTGGGCTCGATAACCTAAATAAGTATCAAGAAGACCAGAAGCATGAGGTAAAACATTTTCATAGTTTGTCCAATAACCGGATACAGCTGGGGGTACAGCACGCCAATCAGTATTCAAATACCCACTAAGGTTTACGGGACCAGCAGGAATTAAACCAAAATCAGCGCCCTGATCATTTACACCAAACCAAGTTTGTTGTTCGCCACTAGCATAAATATAACTTTCTCCAACAACAGCATAAGTATCCGTAAGATTTAAATCATCACCTGTGCGCTGTGGGCCAGACTGCACACGATGATATAGACTTTTATCGTATTTCCAGTTTGTAAGAGGTGTATATACCATCAGAAATATTCGTCTAAATAAATCTTACTCGTTTAAAATTTTAAAGAGCCGCGATCGAGACTTTGAGCGTCGATAAATTCGTCTCGGTCTTTTTTGAAGACCCAGAGACCTCTATAGCGTGTTTATCAGGCTCACTGACCGACTCATTTGTGCACCCACAAAAAAGGACCAAACTTGCAATTTATTTAGTTAAAACAACAATTGTTGGTTTGTTTCTAGTTACGTTTATAAGCCCAGCCATAGCAGAACGATTTAAGCTCACAAAAAATGAGGCTATTGCAGCCTCATTCATCTGTGGATATGCAGGAATAAGAATTTTGAATTCTGCCGAAAAACTTTTAGTGGCAGAAGTTCAAAAAAAATTAACAGGCAATCACAAAATCTCAACAGACTCGTCAAATTCTTCAGAAGGCTGAGCTTCCGCAGCTGCTGCAAGAGTTTCGGTCGCTTCGGTAGAAGTTTGTTGTTGAGTTTGAGTTTCTAAAGCAGGCTTACGCCGCAAATAACCTAAAGCACGCATAACCAATTTGCTGTTACTTGTAGATTAGCAAAAAAATCTCCCCCGTTTCCGAGGGAGATCTTTCACTAAAGGGCTTATCAAGCAGCGTCCATGAACAGAAGCTTGCTACGCAGAGCTTCGGGACCCATTTGGCTCAGATAACGCCAAGCGTTCTCAGGAGAACGATTCATGACTTCACTGAAAGCCTCCCATTGCTGGGTGGGTTGAGCGCCTTGAGCACCACCACCGGCGTTGGCGGGGGGAGCAGGCATATCGTAACGAGGCTGATAAGCCTGAGCAGCAGCCTGAGCGGCGCCGGCAGGCATATCAGAATCGATATCGACGGGAACCACCTCGGTGAAGAACCGATCAGTGTAGTTAGCTAAATGATCGGGATTAGTCAGGATGGTCTCCATAGCATTGTGGCGCTCAGTAAGAGCATCCACGCGGCCAGCCTGATCCATCAGCATGTCCTCTAAAGCACATGCGTATTGGTTCAGAATGCCGGGAGCCTCAATACCGAAGTGATTAACTACGGCCTGAGTTGCGACGCTTAGACCTTGTGGGTCGTTGGACTGACCCGTAGAAGTCTGCGAGGAACTCTGGGTTTGTGAGACGTTGGTAGGCAATGTCTGCGCTACCTGCTGCGCCTGATAAGCCCAGGGCTGGACCTGAGAACTCAGATTGCTCTGTTGAGTAACCTGCTGTTGTTCCGCCAGGTAAGGCGACTGTTGACCCAGGCTGGGGGACGGCGTATTGATTTGGGACAGCACCCGCTCCAGCGAACCCATCGCTGCTTCCCAAGGATTGTTGGGGGAGGACTGCGACGTTAACTGGCTGAACTGGCTGTTGGTAGAAGGGACCGTAGCCTGTGTTGCCTGCGACGGCAATTGGGCTGTAGGAACCGAAGCTACCGCCGGGGTAGAGGTTTGCGCCACCCACTGAGGGTAGGCGGTTGAGCCCTGGTCTGAGGTTACCGTCGGGGCTACCGCCGGGGAGACCGGGCTCGGGGTTGAAGCTTGGATCTGCTGGCTCATAGCTACCCGAGTAGGTGAGTTCCTCCGCGAGGTGGTCGAATGTTCTATATAAGAGCGGAGTGATATTCAGTCTAGGATCTGCCGCTAGCGGTTGATTAGGCGCAAGCGGATGAGGAGACTGCAACATCTGTGTTAATAATACCAGAAATTGTTGCATCGCAGATTGTGTTTGCTGCACCATGCGGAAGGGAAATCCCTTCAACATTTCGGCACGCTCAGAATCAGTTTTTTCTGGGAATAAAAACTTCAACGCTTCAATGCTGTCTACACCTAACTCTTGTAAGTTGCGGACAACGATTGACTTTTGGTTAACGTCATAAGCGGTGTCTTCATAAACATCACCCTGGAAGCGATACGAAACAGTTCGATCACCATCTTCAGGAATACCGATAACACCACGAGGAACTTTGTTTTCAGCTAAAGCAAGCTGAATTGTTTGATTAAGTTTTGCTTCAAAACGTAAATTTGCGGTTTGGAACTTCTCAATTGCTTCAGAAGTTTCTTCAGTCGGAGGCTTAGGTTCTTTTAGTCCACTAGCAGCAATAAAAGACTCTCTAAATATCTGTTCTTGGTGGTAAATCATCATCTCTAAGAGACGATTGAAACCGTAATCAAGAAAAGATTTGTTCTTACGTAGAGCCGTGGCCTGAGCACGACCCATAAGACCTTTAATCTCCGTGGCAGTAGCACCAGCAGAGATAGAAATCTCATCCACACCGCCTAAAGCAGTACGAATTTCTTCGCGCAGCAGTAAGGCATATCGATTCATGTCCCCATTAACGGGGTCAGGAGTCATATAGCCAACACGATCGCTAGGCTCAACGTTGGCAATAATCCGAGGTACTCGCAGACCTCCACCCATCGCAGAGCCAAACGGCTCACTTACTCGTGTTGAAGGAGAATCAACACCCGCAAAACCACTCTGACTACTAATAGTTGGCCTGAACGTGGACTGACTATCGCTAGCTTCGACTAAATCACTACGGGGACGAGAACTAATAAGTGTTGGGTTACCAAAGAACTCAATATTTTTTGCAATATTTCGCTGAAGAGCATCATGGAGCACAATCTGCTCCATAAAAGGATCAAATTCACCTTCGCCTTCAGTGCCACTGGCGTTGGGTTTATTCAAAACCTCAACAGCAGGAATAAAACCTAGTGTGTTAGGCCGCTTCCGAGCGGGCGTAAGCACCGCACCCGGCTCAAGATCAAAATTAAGCTCGGTATCAGTCTCTACTTC